TCAAGAATCCGAATCTACGGATTCTGATCGCGTCGAAGACGCTGCAGAACGCGTGCGGCTTTTTGAAGAACATCAAGTCGCACTTCGAAACGAACACGCGCCTGCAAGAGATCTTCGGTCAGTACTACGACAGCAAGCGCGTCGGCAAATGGGACGAGCGCGAGATCGAGGTGCTGCCGCGCACCGTGGTCGCGAAAGAAGCTTCTGTCACGTGCGTCGGGCGTGAGGGCACGGTTGTTTCGAAGCACTACGACGTGATCATCAGCGACGACTTGGTCGACGAAGACAACAGCTCGACGAAGCTGCAGCGCGAGAAGACGAAGACGTGGTTTTACAATACGCTCATGCCGACGCTCGAACCGCCCGACGTCAATGTGCCGCACCGGGGCGAGCATCACATGCTGGGCACGCGCTACCACTACGACGATCTGTATGGGCACTTGCTGAAGAGCGAGCTGCGCAAGCACCATCAAGTGATTCCTGCGCTCGATCGCAAGGGGCGAAGCCCGTGGCCGAAGAAGTACCCCGCGAAGTGGTTCGCAGAGCGCAGGAAACGCGCCGGCCTGATCATCTTCAACGCCCAATATCAGTGCGACACGGAGGCGATGAAGGGCGAGATCTTTCAGTACGACTACTGTCAACAGCTCGTCGAAGAAGATTGGCCCGACCCGAAGTCGCTTCGCATCTTCATGGGCGTCGACCTCGCGATCAGCGAAGAAGAGAAGGCCGACAAGTTCGCGATCGTCGTCATCGGGATCAACAAGGATCGCAGCGCATACTACGTGCTCGACTACTTCGAGGATCAGTTGCGCTTCAGCGCGCAGACGAAAAAGATTCTCGAATATTACAAGCGCTGGAAGCCGATCCGCTGTGGCATCGAGACGAATCAGTATCAAGCGGCGCAATACCAGACGCTGCGAGAGGTCGACAAAGACATTCGGCTTCGTCGTCAGCAGACCGATAAGGACAAGATCACCCGCGCATGGAAGCTCAGCGCGCTATTTGAAGACAAGCGCATGTTCTTTCGCAAGGGTACCCAAGCACTTTTGATCGAGCACTTAGTGCTCTTCCCCAACCACAAATACAAAGACCTTTTCGACGCGCTAGATCTCGCCGTTACGACGAGCAAGATGCGACGCCGTGGGCGCAGCAACCGCAAAGAACCGGGAGTCATCTGACCATGTCAACAGCAAACGCAAACGTTCTCTCGATCGACAGTCAACGCGCCGCTGCAGCTCACTCGAACACGGTCAACAAGCGCGCGCTGAACAAGGTGCGGGCCCTCGTGATCGACGTTCGCAAGGGCACGGGCGCGAACGGTCGGTCGGACGATCCCAACATCAAGCCGGGGCAGACAGAGGCGCTGCCCGAGGAACCATTCAGCGCACTCGGCCACAAGGGCCGCGTGATCTTGCCGCCGTTCGACCTGCTCACGCTCGCGATGCTGCCCGAAAATTCGAGCGAGCTGAATCAGTGCATCGAAGCCATGGAAACGAACATCGAGGCGACCGGCTATCGCTTCGTTTCGCGCTTGCGCCTCGACGAAGTCACGCGCACCGAAGACGACGCGGGGCAAGACACGAAGGACCTCACCCCGGAACAGCGCAAGTTGCTCGATCGTTCGCACGCTGAGAAGGTCGCGCTGACGAACTTCTTCACGTACTGCACCGACGAGTCGTTCATCTCGTTTCGTCGTCGCCTGCGACGCGATCTTGAGACGACCGGCAATGCGTATTTCGAAGTGATCCGGAACAGCGCGAACGAGATTCAGGGGTTCACGCACATTCCGAGCTATCAAATGCGTCTTGGCAAGGTCGAAGACGACGCGATCGAGGTGCCTCGCAAAATCGCTGAGCTGCAGCCTGACGGCAGCGTGCAGATCAAAACGCAGCGAGTGATGCGTCGCTTCCGGACCTTCGTGCAGTCTCGCTCGATCCATCAGGGCCGCACGACGTCGTCGATCAGCGGGCATAAGGTCGTGTGGTTCAAAGAGTTCGGCGATCCGCGCTTCTGGTCGAAGCGCGACGGCGAGCTGAAGGACAAGCTCAAGGTGAGCGATCGCGCGAGCGAGATCATCCACATGAAGCTGTATAGCCCGCGCAGTCCGTACGGCATGCCGCGCTTCATCGGGAACTTGCTTTCGATCTTCGGTGACCGCGCAGCTGAAGAAATCAATTGGATCACGTTCAAGAACAACAACATCCCGTCAATGGTCGTCGCGGTGTCGAACGGTCAGCTGACGCAGGGCACGATCGAGCGTATCGAGTCCTTCGTCGAGTCGCAGATTCAGGGCTCGGACAACTACAGCAAGTTTCTGATCGTCGAAGCCGAGCCCATGGGCGAAGACACGGGCGAAGACGGCGGCCAAGTGAAGATCGACATCAAGCCGCTGACGAAAGAGCAGCACGCCGATGCGCTCTTTCAAAACTACAGCGAGAAGAACCACGACAAGATCCGGCGCTCGTTCCGCTTGCCGCCCATCTTCGTCGGGCAGTCGAGCGACTATTCGCGCTCGACAGCAGAGTCATCGCGCCGGCTGGCCGACGAGCAACTCTTTTCCCCCGAGCGAACCGAGTTCGACGAGATCATGAACCGCTTCATCTTCCCCGAGATGGGGGTGATCTTCCACAAGTTCAAGAGCAACACGCCCAACACGACCGATAACACGCAGCTCGTGAAGATCCTCGGTGGCAGCGAGAAAACGGGCGGCATGACGCCCCGGATCGCGCGCTACATGCTCGAAGACATTCTCGGGATCGACCTGCCCGACTTCGCAGGCGGCTTCCCGGCCGACATTCCGTTCAGTCTGACGATGGCGGAAGCGGTCAAGAATCAGGCCGAGCCGACCGAGCCCGGTCAGCAAGTGACCGCGATCAAGACGTTGAAGGCTCTCGGCCTACTCAGTGACGAGAACGAGCTCGATCTAAGCGTGCTCGACCTCGAAGATCTCGACGAAGACGATCCGGACAGCGTGATCGACGTGGCGAAGAAGCTTTTCGCGCTGAACAAGGCTGCCGAAATGATGTGGCGCAAGAGCGTCGAGGCAGCATGAGACTCGCGGCGCTGCAACACGAGCTCGCGTGCGAGTGCTGCGCGCAGCGGCTCGACGTCTTGCACGACGTCATCAGGCTGAGCGATGTTTCAATCGCAAAGGCGCTGATGATCAGCGACGTCGCGCAGATCGCACGCACTGAGATGCGAATGCGCGACTACTTGCTCGGCAAGTGGCGCAATCGGGCGAAGGAAGCGGCCGCTCGTGCCGGCGCAGTGGTGTCGGGCGGGGGAAACCTCGCGACAGCATACGCAGCGGTCGACAAAGTGATGGGGAAATGGGCAAGCGAGGTTGAGTCACGTGCAAAAAAGGACCTCGAAAACGTCTATTATTTGGCCCGAAAAGCGGGGTGGAAGAAGGGCACGGGCAAAACGAAGGCGTCGCTGCAGTACATCGTGCCCAATCTCACCGAGTCGTTGGAAGCGGGCGACGAGTCGGTAGCCAAAGCGCGCAAGGTCGCCGAAGTTTTGCCGAGCTTCGATCTCGGTGACGAAAAAGCAGTCGCCGACCTGCAGGCCGATCAAATGCTGTGGATCGGGCGGCACTACGGCGCGAATCTGCGCGATGCAGTGAGGCAAGCGGTCGAGCCCGGCATGATCAAGGGCATCGGCCACGACAAAGCGGGCGTCGTCGTGCGCGACGCTGTGGCCGGAACGCTCGGCAAGGTCGTTGTGCCCGAAGGTTTCAGCGGCTCGGACGCGAAATATTTCGAAGGCATCGCGGCAAACGTCTCGACCAACGCGCGCGTGCGCGGACAGATACGATCGTTCAGCGACATCGGGATCACGAAGTACGAAATCGTCAATCCGATGGACGAACGGACGACGCCGATCTGTCGAACGATGAACGGCAAGGTGTTCGAGGTCAAACAAGCGAACGATCAGATCGCTCGGACGTCTGCAGCGAAGACACCCGCGGACGTGAAGAGCGCGCACCCCTGGCTTGGCGCCGAAAAGGTCAGCGCGATCTTCTCGAAGGGCGGAACGAAGGGCCTCGCGAAAGCAGGTTTAGCACTTCCGCCCTACCACTTCCGGTGTCGCTCGACGGTCGACGTGTCGACCGAGTCGATGTCGTTCGATCGCCTTGCGCCAGAAGCGCCCGAGGCCGAGCCGAAGAAGACGCCGCGCGCTGCAGCACCCAAGCAGACGCCACAGACGCCAGACGCTGCCCCGAAGGCGCCGAAGACGCCGAAGGCACCGCCCCCGATACCGCCCGAGGCGAAGAAGCCTCGCGTGCCCTCGACGCGCTTGGGAGATATTGGCGAAAAGGTGTTCGGCAAACGGCTCACAGACGCCGAAATCGAAGATCTCGCAGGGCTGAAGGCGAAGCTACCGCCCGATCATCGGATGGTCGTGACGGTGCGCGAGAGCGAGAAGCACGGGCGCGTGACGATCGGTGCCGGCATCATGGACAAGAAGAACAACGTCGTCGGCACATTCGGGCGCGACTACACGCGCGACGGCGGCAAGCTGAACGTGCATCACGCCGCGTTCTTCCTCGACAAGAAGGTGCAGAACGCGGGCATCGGGCGCGAGATCTTCAACGCGCAGATCGACGCTTACATGAGGCACGGCGTAGACAAGGTGCGGCTCGAAGCTGCAGAGGTCGGCAAGTACGTTTGGACGAAAGCGGGTTTCGAATGGACGAACCCCGAGCAGATCAAGAAGGTGTTCGACAAGTTCACGGCGCGCCTGAAGCGCGAAGTCGGTGCTGAAGCCGCGGCGGAAATCATGACCAACGTCAAGACACCACAGGATCTTTCGCGCGTGGTTGTTGGCAAGAAGCGGATCGGCAAAGACTTCTTGATCCAGTACCGCGCCGACATCGGCGCTGCGCAGCCGCACCTTGAAATGTCCCAAACGCCAGCTAGGATCAAGAAGCTATGAAAGACCCCGTCGATCTCGCCGTAACGCTGGAAAGTGCAGCCGACAAGCTGCCCGATCTCGTGTTCGACAAGGCGGGCAAGCTCGTGTCCGGCACACCGTCGAAGCCCATGTCGTCGGGCAAGACGAAGCCGAAGACGAAACGCACGCGCTGACCTCGATCGTAAGTGCTTGAACCACACCACGATAAAATCGTGGCGTGGAAATCAAAGAGCACGTCGAGTCGATCGCACTTCTCGCTAAGCGCAGCGGAAAACGGGGCGCCCGAAACCAGCTTTCGGGTGCCCCGGTGTCGACCGCCAAGCCCCGGGCCGGCTTCGAAAACGAAGCCGATGACGACGCAGAGGGCTACGCAGAAGACGACGACGACAAACAGAAGCGCGTCGAAAAACGGTTCGAGGTAGCTATCGTCGTCAAGGCCGACGAAG